GAAACACCACAGTTCATGTACTTATTGATTGCGGCAACCATTTTCTCCAAGTATCCTAAAGAGACACGTCTCGATTACGTTAAGAAGTATTATGACGCAATCTCCAAACACAAAATCAACATTCCCACACCTATCATGGCAGGAGTGCGAACTCCACTTCGACAATATGCTAGCTGTGTTCTTGTTGATGTTGATGACTCCCTCGATAGCATCTTTAGTTCTGATATGGCTATCGGCAGATATGTTGCACAAAGGGCGGGCATCGGTATCAACGCGGGTCGCATCAGGGGCATCAACAGTAAAATCAGAGGTGGAGAAGTTCAACACACAGGTGTTGTCCCATTCCTCAAAAAGTTTGAAGCAACTGTCAGATGCTGCACTCAAAATGGCATCAGAGGTGGATCAGCGACTGTCCACTTCCCAATCTGGCACCAAGAAATCGAAGACATTCTAGTACTCAAGAACAACAAAGGTACAGAAGATAACCGAGTTCGTAAACTAGATTACTCCATTCAAATCAGCAAACTCTTCTATGAGCGTTTTATCAAAAACCAAAACATCTCACTCTTCTCTCCACACGACGTTCCAGGTCTGTATGATGCTTTTGGCACTGATGGATTTGATGCACTATATGATGCTTATGAACGAGATGAGTCTATTCCAAGAAAAACTATTGGAGGTCAAGAACTATTTTTCGATCTCTTGAAAGAAAGAGCAGAAACTGGTAGAATCTATATTATGAACATTGACCACTGCAACTCTCACTCGTCCTTTATGGACAAGGTTGAGATGAGCAACCTGTGTCAAGAGATTACTCTGCCCACTAAACCTTTACAGCACATTGACGATGAAACTGGGGAAATTGCTCTCTGTATCCTTAGTGCTATTAATGTTGGTAAAATTAGGGATCTTGAGGATCTTGATGTTCTTTGTGATCTTGCTGTTCGGAGTCTTGATGAACTCATTGATTTTCAAGGGTATCCAGTCAGAGCAGCAGAGATCGCAACCAGAGCACGTCGTTCGTTAGGAATCGGATACATCGGACTCGCACACTACATTGCAAAGAACTGCCGCAAGTATGACGATCCTGAGACCTGGAAACTGGTCCACAACCTCACTGAGGCATTCCAATATTATCTGATTCAGGCAACCGTCAATCTTGCAAAAGAAAAAGGTGCCTGCGAATACAGTAATCGTACTAAGTATGGTAATGGAATTCTTCCGATTGATACATACAAGAAGGACGTAGATGAGATTGTGCCGAATGAGCTTCACTATGATTGGGAGGGTCTTAGAGCACAAGTACAGCAGTATGGAGTACGGAACTCAACGTTGTCCGCACAAATGCCTTCAGAGAGCAGTTCCGTTGTGTCAAATGCCACAAACGGAATCGAACCACCTAGAGGATACTTGTCCGTTAAGAAAAGCAAAAAAGGACCACTCAAGCAGATTGTTCCCCAATATGCTACTCTCAAAAATCATTATGATCTTCTTTGGGAAATGAGGTCCAATCGTGGTTATATTAATGTTGTTGCAGTGATGCAAAAGTTCTTTGATCAGGCAATCTCTGGTAACTGGAGTTATAATCCAGAACATTATCCCAACAATGAGATCCCAGTGTCCGTGATGGCACAAGATCTTTTAACTACATATAAGTACGGTTGGAAAACCAGTTATTATCAAAATACGTATGATATCAAGACAGATGAAGTAGAAGAATCTACAGAATCTCTTGACAGTTTAATCTCTCAATTAGAACAAGCCGAGGAGGAAGAGTGTGAGTCTTGTAAGATTTAAGACAAATAAAGATGAAAGACCGAAGGTCAATTCAATGACCGTCTTTAATTCAGAGGAGGTAGACACTAAAAAACAACCGATGTTTTTCGGTAAACCACTAGGTATTCAAAGATATGATTCTTACAAGTATCCAATTTTTGATAAGTTAACAACGCAACAACTAGGTTATTTCTGGAGACCTGAGGAGGTCTCCCTCCAGAAAGACCGTGCAGATTATCAGACACTACGTCCCGAACAGAAGCATATTTTTACTTCCAACCTAAAGTATCAGATTATGCTCGACTCTGTTCAGGGTCGTGGTCCTGGTATGGCATTCATTCCATATTGCTCTCTTCCAGAACTGGAAGCGTGTATGGAAGTTTGGGGATTTATGGAAATGATCCATAGTCGTTCTTATACACATATCATCAAAAACGTTTATTCGGATCCTTCAGATGTGTTTGATCATATTCTGACTGATGATCGCATTGTTGAACGTGCGATGACCGTGACAGAAGCATATAATGAGTTTATCAATGCTGCACACCAGTATGATAACTCTATGGAGTGGCAGCACGCTTTAGAGCAAGTCCCCTACGCACAAGAGGCAAGGTATGAACTCAAGCGCAAACTTTTCAGAGCAGTTGCAAACGTTAATATTCTTGAAGGTATTCGCTTTTACGTATCCTTTGCTTGTAGTTTTGCTTTTGGCGAACTCAAGCTTATGGAAGGAAGTGCAAAAATCATCGGTTTAATTGCCAGAGACGAGAATCAGCATCTTGCCATTACTCAGAATATTCTGAAGAAGTGGAGAGAAGGTGATGATCCTGAGATGAAAAAAATCTTCGAAGAAGAAGAACAATGGTTAATCGGTGCTTTTGAGAACTGTGTCAACCAAGAAAAACTTTGGGCAGAATATCTGTTCAAGGATGGATCTATGATTGGTCTGAATGATAAACTGCTGCAGCAGTATGTCGAATGGATTGCCAACCGTAGAATGAAAGCAATCGGACTCAAACCTCTCTATGACGTACCCGCAAAGAATAATCCTCTCCCTTGGACGGAGCACTGGATTTCATCAAAAGGTCTACAAGTGGCTCCGCAAGAAACGGAAGTTGAATCCTACATTATTGGAGGAATCAAACAAGACGTTACCGAAAATACCTTCGCAGGATTTAGTCTCTGATTCATATTCTGCATATTTGGAAGCAGCCAAAGCAGATGACTTTATTTTTGGTGATTATGATGGATATAAATCCTTTGAGGAGGACTCGTAAGAGTCCTCTTTTTTTATAAATACCCATATATGGATATAATAGAAAGAAAAATGTCTCTGTCACAATCAGAATATGGACAACTTAGAAGTCTTTACGAAAATGTATATGCTCCTAAGTTTGAAAGTATCTTAGATGAATTTACTGATGAGGATCTTGATGATCTTACCGATGAGTATATTGAAGAGCAAGTAACTGAGTTCTTTCAGGAGTGCTTGGAAGAGGGACTTGACATTGAGATTTTAGAGGAAACGATTTGTGAGTCAATTGATGCTTCTTTAGATATTTTAATTGAAAGGGTCAATCCTGCAGAAACTCAACGTAGAAGAGATCAGGCAAAAGATAGACTTGAAACTGGCAGAGCAATGAAATCTGCTGCAGAAAAATCTTCCCCCAAGCCATCACTTAAAGTTTCGAGAGCAAAAGTTGGTGGTTCTTCAGAGAAGAAAGCATCAGCACTTTCAAGAATCAAAGGTGCGGTCAAGAAAGTAGGAAAGGCAGTACAAGGTGGTGTAGGACTTGCTACAAGAGCAGTAGGAACGGCACAGAGAGCAGGTAGTGCAGTCAAGAGTGCTGCTAAGAAAGGATATGAAAGAGGAAGACAGGGGTCTGGTGGTGGAGCATCATCTAGTTCTTCTTCCACTTCATCTGCATCGGGTGGTGAATCTTCTTCTAGTGAAACATCATCCGCATCAGGTGGCGGTTCATCTGCAGCACCCAAGAAAAGAAAGGATGGTCTTCTGAAGAGAGGACTTAAGAAACTGGTTAGAGGTGCTTCTAAGGCAGTTTCTGTTGGTGCTGGTGCTGTCAAGGCAGGTGCCGATTATGTAACCGATAGAGCAAGGAAAGAACAAATGAACTACAACGACGTTGCAACAATTCAAGAACTTTACAATCAAGTGTATGTACCTCAAGATGTTGAGGAAGTCTATAAGGGCAGGCACGGTCAATCAGATAAAGAATATGCCGACTCCCGTTCTCAGGGTGGTAAGATGGTCTCCGGAGACTCTAAGCAGTCTGGTGCTGAATACACCCACGGTCGCAGAGTCAAGGCAGCAAACCCTGGTATGCAACCTGATGTAGGTGGTAAGACCAAACCCAAGTCTCAGGGTAAGATGGATCGTGGCACCCGTGCTGATCTTGAGTATCGTAAGGCAAATCTGAAGAAGGAAGAACTGGAAGCAACCGGTCTCTTTACCACAAAAGAGATTGAGGCAATAATGGAAGCAGAAATTAATGAAGGTTCCTATGAGGACAGAATTGCTGCTAACAACAAAAGGTACGATGCAAATCGTAAAAGAGCAGCACAAAGAGCAGCAGCAAGAAATGCCGCCAGAGATGCTGGACAAACAGGTGCTGTAAAAGGTGTAGGATATGTAACTCCTAGACGTGAGAAAGAAACCTATACAGACTCAGCAGGTAAAACAAGACACGCAAAGGGTCTTTGATACAAAACTCAAAGAATACTCAGGGGGCTTGACAAGTCCCCTTTTTTATTGCTAGACTAGGTTTGTCCCGGTTAAAGATAAATAATAGCTCTATAAGATTATATTATGAGCTATGAGAATCCGTGGAGATATGATGGGAAAGTTTTTGACTCTGATGATATTGGGGACTACTTTGGGTTTGTTTATCTCATTACCAATAAGTACAACGGACGATCGTACATTGGTAGAAAGTATTTCTGGTCGTTTAGAAAACCTCCTGGAAAGAAAAGAAAAGTAAAACAAGAATCAGACTGGAAAAAGTATTATGGTTCTTGTCCTGAATTAAAAGAAGATATAAAATTATATAATAAAGAGAATTTCAATAGAGAGATATTGAGTTTGCATACGACTAAAGGTCTTTGCAATTATGAAGAAACTAAACAGTTGTTCTTAAATAATGTCTTATCTGAGGCACTTGACAACGGGAGTCCTGCGTTCTATAATAGCAACATTCTCGGACGCTATATGCGTAAAGACTATGGTAACTTTGGAAGACACTCTGAAGACGACTCATGATTGGGCAGTTGACAGAATGCACACTCTATGCGAAATAGAGACCTATGACGTGTTAGAATCCGTAGAGAATGCTCATGCGATTCAATCGGAGTTTGCCGAATGGTTGGACCCCAACGTTGAAGACCATGAGATTTATTCTTTGGAATATCTTGGTGACGATTGAGTCACTAAATATCCCGTGCCGTGAAGAGCATTACGTTCTTGTGACGGATGTCGATTTCTATTAATTAAATGTTTAACAAAATTCTTCTTGGCCTGCTTTCAATCTCTATTCCAGCAGCATGTGCTTATCCTTCAATTAGTGAGATTAAAACTCCACCAGAGATTGATGTTTCTGTAAATCAAGAAAAAGCAATCAAGATCGAAGTCATTGAAAAGAAGTGGACATGTCCAACTTGTAATCCTAATGAGCAGTATGTTTTAGAACAACTTCAAAAACATACAAGAATTACTGATCGTAATGCACTAGCAACGATTCTTGGTAATATCAAATCAGAATCAAACTTCTATCCAAACATTTGTGAGGGTGGAGCACGAGTTCCTTATGACAAGTGCTATAGTGGTGGTTATGGATTGATTCAGTGGACTTCTATTGGACGATATCGCAATCTTGGTAAGTTTTGTAATAAGTATGGATGCGATCCTAGTAGTTTAGAAGGACAAACTCGTTATATGATTAATGAAAGCACCTTCCAAAGATATCTTCCAGAATTTGAAGGCACGGGTCAAACAGTTTCTCAATATATGGTTGCTGCCTATTATTGGTTGGGATGGGGAATCAAAGGATATCGTGAACATTATGCATATGATTACACTAAAAAAATGGTATGGGCATGATTAAAAAAATCATTTCAAAACTTATTGGTAATACTATTAAAAAACCAACGCAAGAAAAAGAAACTCAAACTTCCTTACTACAAAAGAAAAACGCAAATTATGTCGGTGTTCCTGCACCCGTAATCTTGTCTAGTGATCCTTGGTTTGGTTCTGCAACTAAAAGTGAAAAGGGAATTGAGTATGAACAAAAAATTGCTACAGAATCTAAAATTCAAGAAGAGCAAAGAAAAGAAACGACTCAAGAACCTGAAAACATTCATCAAGTAATGTATGAAAAGGCAACAAAAAACTGGACTACTATATCCGAAACGCAGGGTGGTTCTGAGAACTTTCAGGAAGGACCTAGTGGATGGAACTCTGGAACTGGTATGAGACAATTTCACAAATGAAAGAAGATTGGCGCTATAGTGAAGAACGAATGGAGTTAAGGCAAAAAGCATATACTCTTCTCTTAGGAAGATTTGGTTCTGAACTTAACGAAAACGGAGAACCACTTTATAGTATGCAAAGTATTTCTGAATGTGCTCATGATTGGGTTTCTCAAGGTAATGTAAATACTAGTGGACTAGTAAAATATTATGAGGCATATTACTCATGAAAAACTTTTTTGCTGCACTAGTCGCAGCTGTTTCATTCGGTTCTCCGGTTTTAGCAGAACCAACTAAAGGATTCTATACGATGGACTCAATGGGTTGCATGATCTTACAAGAATGCACCGACAATGTTCGACGAATCAAGAGTATCGACGATATTCGTAAAGAGTTTCCTAATTCTGATTTTGATCTTGTTGCTGACGAGTTTGACTCGATGCTGGTATCCCTTGATAAGATCGGAGTTATGGTTTTTCTAGGGCACGAAAAGTATTTTCCCCCTGGACATCGTGGTGTTTATCATACGGTCTCTAATAACTTCTATCTCAATGATGCCTATATGCATCGTCAAGGTGTATTGATGTCCGTACTGCGTCACGAGGGATGGCACGCTGCACAAGATTGTATGGCTGGTAGTATTGAGAATAGTTTGATTGCTATTATTAAACCAGAAGAAGAAGTACCTAAACTCTGGAGAGAGATGGTAGAGAGATCTTATCCAAAGTCTGCCGTGCCTTGGGAAGCAGAGGCAACTTGGGCAGGAAAAACCGAAGGAATGACGGAAAAGGCACTTGCTGCTTGTGCCACCGGTAAAATGTGGGAAGTCTATGAACCGACTCCATTAACCCGTAAATACCTGGTAGAGGAAGGTTATATTGATAAATAATAACATTCCAACTAGGAAACAACCAGCCGAGGAGAATCCTGCGAAACTCTTTAGTGTAATAATGGTAGATTCTCTGTCGGAAAATACTTTTCAAGTATGTCTAATTTAACAAGAGATGTGTTAATCAAGACTATCGTCGCAACGGAAATGCAAAAATGTGATAGTCCTGATTATACTCAACAATTAAAGAAAACATATCATAAGTGGGAACACGAATCGAGCAGTGTTCTTTGCCAAAAGTTTAATCAAATACAACACACAAACATTACTGTAGACTTGCTCAAACCATAAATATAAGAGCCTTGCTCTTGTCAGATGCCGGAAGAAGTAAAAGAAGTTTCTAAAGAAGAAGAGAAAAAGAAAGGTCCATTTGCTAAACTAAAAGCAGCTGCCGATGACCACGAAGGTCAGTTGGAAGCAATCAGCACTATGGTCAGACTTGGTATTCTCGTCTGGTCTGGTGGTATTTTGACTCTTGCTTATATTAAACTTCCTGCTGCACTTGGTATTCCTGAACAGAAACTTGATCCTACTTTCATCGCATCGGTCTTCACTGGGGTTCTAGCAACATTTGGTGTTCAGACTGCGAAGAAGTCTGGTGATGGAACGATGAAGATGGGTGCCGCTTCTGGTGGAGTATCTAAGGCAGACTTGGAGAAACTGATTGCCGCTGCAGCACAGACAGCACCTGCTCAAACCATTCGTATCGAGCAAGCACCTATTCAGATTGCAACTGCTCCTAAGAAAGACGGAGAACCACCTGTAATGCCTACGGTATAAAACAATGATGCTACTTACTTTGTTTATTGTTGGTCATATGGAAATCGGCAATGGACTGTGCCGTACAGAGATGATGATTTATGATGAACCAGTTGCTATGGAATATCCCTGTGAATATTATTCTGAACTGAAAAATTTAGATATCAAACTACAAGGTCAGTAAGATGGCAACCAACAACACTCCACCAAAGTCTCCATTCAAGTGGGTAGTTCTCACTGTGGGGACTTTAGTTGGTGTTGCCCATATTGGTGTGTTGGGACACGTTCTTAATGCAACAAAAATACCTGTAATCAACTTTCCACAGGGAGATTATTCATCTTATAAGGTTGAAGCAACTAGGGACGGATACAGAATTGAATATCGAGCAAATGACCCTAGAGTTTTACAATCAGAAAAATCACTTCAATTAGATTCTGCTAAGAAGGGTTTATTTGGTCCTAAGGTAGAGCATCGTAAGGAATATCGTATTGACCAATATACTATGGATGGTGCTAGAAACTTAGGAGGTGGCGTTGACGCCGAGGGAAAGTCTGCAAAAGACATAGAGTGCATCGTGGCGGACGCTGGAGCACGGTCACAAGGTGCGATGGCAGGGACAGCAATTAGTGCTGGTCTGATTGTCCCAGCAGTCACCAGTATTCCTTATGTTGGATGGTTGGCATCTGGTTGGGCACTGTTGCTTGGACAGAAGATTGGATCCAATATTGGTTCAGAGGTTGGTAGTGCATTTAATGATTGCTAATGAACTTATTTCTTAAACCTCTTGCCGATATTAATGATCCTGTTTGGTCTGTAATTATATTATTGGGATGTGGACTTATTTTTACTTTGTACTGTGTCGTCTATATACTTCGTATGTCTTTCTCTGAAATGAGTGATGAGCGACCTGACGAATAAGGAT